CAGCAGCACGGCCTGTGCGCGGTCTCGGCCATGTCCTGCAGCGCCTATCCGGAGGCCTCGCTGGTGGAGCTGCGTGACGCCCGGCCCAGCGATCTGCCGGTGCTGGTGTGGGCGCTGGACAACGATCCCGGTGCACGGGACTACACCCTCAAGCACATCGCCCAGGCCGAGAAGCTCGGTTTCACCTGCCGGGCGGCCCAGATCCGTCAGCGCGGCGATCGCAAGACGGACTGGAACGATCTGCACCTGCGTGCGGTGGCCAGCGAGAACGGCACCGCGCAGTGGCGGGAGGACGTGACCGAGGCGCGCTACCAGGGCGATCTGCTCACCGCGCGCAGCGCCATGGACAAAGGCCTGCGCATGTATGAACACGCCGAGCGGGCGCAGTTCCATTTCGACTTTGGCAACCGGCTGTACTGGTTTGAGTTCGATGCGGTGCGCTTTGACAAGCTCTGCCGTGAATACGCCACGCGCAAAGAGGATGCGGCCGCCGAGCTGGAAGAGGACGAGCTGCAGAAGCTGCGCCGGGCCAGCGCCTCGGTGAAGGAAATCGCCAGCTGCTTTCCGCAGACCCTGTACTTCCAGCGCAACGAGGTCACCGACGAGGCTTGGTACTACTTCCGGGTCTATCGCCCCCTGGGCAAGCCCAGCGTTACCGGCACCTTCACCTCCAGCCAGGCGATGAATGCCACCACCTTCCGTGACCGTCTGGCCCACATTGCCCCCGGCGAGATCTTCGACGGCACCGGCGGCCAGCTGCTGGCGGTGATGAAGGCCCAATGGAAGGACGTCAAGACCGTCCACACCGTGGACTTCATTGGCTACACCCCCGAGCACCAAGCCTATGTGTTTGGCGACCTGGCCGTGCGCCAGGGCCAGATCAGCCTGGCCAATGCCGAAGACTACTTTGAGTTCGACAAGCTGCGTATGAAGACCACCCAGCGCTCGATCCGCCTGGACATCCAGCGCGATCCCGAAGCCTTTCGCACCGATTGGCTGCCATGGCTGTGGACCTGCTTTGGCACCCACGGCATCGTCGCACTGACCTTCTGGTTTGGCTCGCTGTTTGCCAACCAGATCCGCTCGACCCACAAGTCCTTTCCGTTCCTGGAAGCCACCGGTGAGGCCGGTGCTGGCAAGACCACCCTGCTGACCTTCCTGTGGAAGCTGCTGGCCCGGGCCGACTATGAGGGTTTTGACCCGGCCAAGTCGTCCAAGGCCGGCCGTGCACGTGCCATGGGCCAGATCTCGGGCATGCCGGTGGTGCTGTTGGAGGCGGACCGATCAGGAGCGGACAACAAGCCGCATACCCGGGCCTTTGAGTGGGATGAGCTCAAGGACTATTTCGGCGGCGGCACCCTGGCCACGCGTGGCGTGCGCAATGGCGGTAACGAAACCTACGAGCCGCCCTTTCGCGGCACGATCGTGATCAGCCAGAACGCGGCCGTCGATGCCAGCGAAGCCATCCTCACTCGTATCGTCAAGCTGCACTTTCGCAAGCCGGTGGCCACCACCGAAAGCCGCATTGCCGCTGACAACCTCAATGCACTGCAGGTCGAGCAGGTGAGCCACTTCCTGATTAAAGCCGTGCGCGCTGAGCAGCGGGTCTTGGAGCGCTTTGCCGAGCAGGTCAAGCACTACGAAGCGCTGCTGCGGCAGAACCCGGATCTGCGTAACGAGCGCCTGATCAAGAACCACGCCCAGATGCTGGCCCTGCTCGATGGCCTGCGCCTGGTGATCGATATCCCCCAGGACATGGTGGATCAGACCCGCCAGGCGCTGGCCGAGATGGCCATTGAGCGGCAGAGCGCGATCAGCGCTGACCACCCGATGGTCAATGAGTTTTGGGAGACCTATGAGTACCTGGAAAGCATCGGCAACGGCAACCAGCCCTACGTGAACCACTCGCGCGATTCGCAGCGCATCGCCATCAACCTCAACGACTTCATCGCCAAGGCGGCCAACCACAACCAGCCCGTGCCGGATCTAAAGCTATTGCGGCCACACTTGCGCGATTCCCGTCGCTACAAGCTGGTCAGCGACAACCTGGCCATCAAGAGCGCCATACGCAAGGACAGCGTCGGCGGGGCGCAGAACGTCAAATGCTGGGTGTTCCAGAAATGAACAAGCGCAACAACGGGCCGGCGGATGGTGTTCCAGCACCAGCCCAAGGCCATTCCTCAACGCAACTCGGGGTAGTCACGATGCAACAACAGAGCAAACCGTTTTTCTCGTCCGCTATGGCATCTACGTCGAAGGCCGGCACCGGCCACGGCGCGCAGCCTAGCACAGCCGGCAAGGTGGCCCGCAGATGCCATGCCCGGGTCGAGTTTGAGATCCAAGCCGACTCGATCATCGTGGTGGCGGTGCTGACCATGGGCCGCACAGTGAAGGTCGAGCAACGCTGGAACCGCCGGACTCGCACTACCTGGCTGCATGCAGGCGGGCCGATCGTGTGGGAGGCTGAAGCCAACGGTCTCAGCCGCGAGCTAGCGGAGTGGCTCGATAGCCTGGGTCTGCCGCTGGCCGTGGCCGACATGCTGCCCGGCACCACGGCCAGCACCGCTGCGCTGGCCCAGGCCGCCCAGGAGGTGGCCCTTGGCTAAGTCCCGCGTTCTGTACGGCCCCCAACGCTCAGTCAAGACCCTGCACGGCCAGACCATTGCCGCCCGCCTGGGCCTGCGCCACGTCCGCGACCTGGTCGATGTCCAGTTCATGGGCGACCGCCTGCAGCGTACCGGCCACCTCTACCTGGCCAACTGCCAGGACTATGGCCAGCGGGCAGCGCGATTGCTCGGTACCGACCTGCTGCACATTGACCAGGCGCTGGGCGCGATCGGCGCCCGCCCGGAGGTGGACCATGCTTGAGCTCATCGTACTGCTGCTGGCTCCAGCCGCCGGCGGTGCTGGCCTGTATCACCTGTGGCTGGCCCTTCCGCCCCGCCCCCAGCACGGGGCCCTGGCGGTTGGCCAAGTTCCGCTGCAGCTGCGCCGCCACGCCGCTATGGCCGTTCGTCGCCGGGGGAAAGATTGATGGACGCCATCGAGAAGCGGGCGCTTGCGATTTTCGCTCAGTGGCACGCAAACAAGGGCTGTGGCCCGCAGGTAGTGCGCGACTGCGCAGACGGGACCATTCGCCCCGACGAGTTGACGATGGAGCTGCTGCGCATGGCCCTAACGCTGCCCGAGGGCTACGTACTGGTGCCGGTGGAGCCGACTGAGCCAATGTTGGCCGCTGGCGCCGAAAGGGCAAGCGTGTGGTTGCTTTCCCAAGAGATGCGACATGTGTGGGCCGCCATGCTCGCCGCCCGCCAGCCGGTGGCATCAAATCAGCCATCCGGGAATTCCGGAGAACTGAACGTTGATGGCGCCCGCCAGCCTGTGGGGGAGCCTGAACCGGTGGCAGTGATCGAGAACGGCGCTTTCGGTGGTGGGGGCCTTCAGTGGATCGGGCCGATGCCGCCCATCGGGACCAAGCTCTACGCCGCCCCGCCCGCTCAGCCCGTGGACTTCAACCTGGAGGCGGCGCATCACGAAGGTTACGACTGCGCCATTCGATACATTCTCGGCTACTTCTGTGGGATGGGTGATTGGGCCGGCATACACTACGAAGAAATCCTCAATGACTGCGATCGCGAAAGCATCATTCGGTCGGCAATCAGCGAAGGTGAGCTGGAGTTCACTGGGCTGGGATGCTGGGTTGCCGAGTACGGCACAGACGCTGAGAAGGCCTTGCTCAATAGCAAGGCGGAGGGCAAATGAACCGCGTCGTGACCGAGCGCGACCTGTGCCAACCAACCAGCAGCCGCACGGAGGTCGTTTGATGGTGGGGCAGCGACCAAAGACAGAGCGACGGATGCCCGCAAGGGTTGGCGGCCATTCCCCCGGCCTCGTCATCGCGGGTCGCCAGGACGATAATTCCGGGCACTATCTGCCGACACCACGCAGCATCTGCCCCCTGATGCCACCGGACCTTGATGGCGCTTCGACGTCCAGTGCGGCATTGCCAAGTCCAGCAAAGATCCTGCGCTTTGGCGACTTGCAACGCATCTGCGCTCCACAAGGCCCGCCACCACGACCTGCCACCGTTCGCCGTTGGGCAGATAGGGAGGGTATCCGTTACAAATACGACCGCCAGGGTGGCATCTGGACAACCCTAGACGCCATAAACGCTGCTCTAGGCTTGATCCCACCGCAAGACGACGAAGCAAGAGAAGAGGACAACATCTAGTGGCACGCGGCAGGAAAAGGAAATTTAACCCTGATATTCCGGCGCATATTGATCAGGACGCGTTGCCGAAGGGTATCTACTGGCTCGATAAACGTTGGTACGTGTTCGAAGATCATGCGGAGGGCGGCCGGCGCGTTAAGCGCACTGTCGCATACGCATCCGCCCGCCTATCCGACCTGCATGCCATCATGGAGACCATCACGACCGGCCAGCAACGGGGGACGGTACGTTATCTGTTCGATCGCTTTCATGAATCCAGCGAGTTCAAGGAACTGGCGCTGGAGACTCAGGCGGACTACAAGCGCTACGCCAACAGTCTGGCCAACTACATCCGGAAGGACGGCACACTTTTCGGGAACATGCAGGTTGATCGCATCACAACACCCGTCGTGCAGCGCCTTGTCGAGGTATTCGCCAAGGGGCGGCCAGCGACAAGGACTCAGCCGGCGCTGTTAGCGTTTCCAAGCAAGGCAAATCACCAGTTTCGCTACCTGCGCCGTACCTTGGCTTGGGGTGTCCGTCACGGGTACTGCAAGCACAATCCCGCCCAGGGCGTCCGCCAGGCGAAGGAAGCTCGCGAACACAGAATGCCTACGCCTGAGGCGTTTGCCAAAGTGCTCGCCTTTGCGCGCGAGCGCGGTGCCAGGGCGCCCCACACGAAGGGAAGTTGCCCGGCCTATATCGCGCCAGCGATGGTGCTAGCGTTCAGCGCCCGCCTGCGCGGCATCGAGGTTTGCACGCTAACCGACGCCCATCGCCTCGACTGCGGCGTACATGGGCAGCGACGTAAGGGCTCGCGCGCCTCAATCACGGAATGGAACGAGGAAATGACCGACGCATGGGAGACGCTGCTGGCGCGGCGCAGCGCCATTTGGGGCAGAGAGGGCCGGAACTTCGCCGTGCCCATCCGCCCAGAGCAGCGATTTTTGCTGGTTGAGCAGACGGGCAACCCAATCGCGCGTTCTTCGATGTCCAGCGCCTGGCAACGATTCATCCGCATGGCCATCAGTGAAGGGGCGATCGAGGAAAGCGAGCGCTTCTCGATGCACGGCCTTAAACACCGAGGGGTTACCGACACCGTCGGAAATCGCGGTGACAAACAGGACGCGGCTGGGCACAAATCACCAACCACCACCGGGCGCTACGACCACGATCTGCCCATCGTGAAACCACCGCGCAAGCGCTGAATTTTCCCGGAAATATTCCCACAAACCCACAGCAGGCACTTATGGACACACCTAAGTGCCTGTTTTTATTGGTGGGCCCACCAGGATTCGAACCTGGAACCAAGGGATTATGAGTCCCCTGCTCTAACCGTTGAGCTATAGGCCCTGCGCAGCGCCACAGTGTAGTGGAGCCCGCCCGTCCCTCGCCACTCAGTCGTCAACGGCAAGCGCCTTCGCCACCTGCCGCAACCGATCTTCAGCAGCCTCTGCGTACACCTGCATCTGCAGCAGATGCTCACGAAACAGGATCACCGCGCTCCTAGCGCCCTCCAATCCCGACCAGTTCTCCCCACCAAACCCCTCAACCAAACCCGCGCCAGACTGTGTCAGCAACGCGAACGTCGCTCGCCGGGCGAAGCCCCAGCGATCCTCAAGCTCGTCCCGCATCACATCATTCCAGTCCAGCAGCGGCGGGAAATCGGGAAAGTCTCGACCAGCCTCAACGGGCTCAACATCATTCAT